AAAGCTAGATGATAAAGTTGATGTGATGCAAGTGGCCTTAAGAAGATGTGACTCATCATTGGCTGCGGCAACGGCTAAACTTAGCACACTTGAAAGCCTAGGCAAAATTCAAAATATTAAGTAATGAGGTACATATTTTTTATATTTATATTAGGATGCACGGCAACGGCCCAGCAGCCAAGCATAGAGACAAAAGAGGATATTGAGTTTGCAAAGCTTATGGATCAAGTAAGCCAAACTAACGCCAGGTCAGTAGAGGTGCAAGCAAAGGCAACTAAAAAAGAAGCGGAAATAGTAAAACAAGCCGTGGAAAAAATAACCGAATTAAAGCAAGAAGTCAATATATTAAAAACTGAATTAAACGATGTTAAACAAGCTTTGGATAGTGTTAGCAATGATACTGGTGTCAGTTTCAAGCTATTCGCAATATCCGCAAATAAAGAAAATTAAGGACGACTCGGTTGTAATAATGACCATAAAGCAAGGCAATGAAATAAATGCTTTGTATAAAGGGTACAATAAGACAATAGATTCTTTAAAAAATAAAAGCATAAAAGATGACTCTTTACTCAATGTCTACATTTACAAAGCTAATAAGCTTGAAAATTACAAATATCGTTACGAAGCTAACATGGAAACTTACCAAGCAAGGGAACGAGAACTTGAAAAAATGGATAAATACCATGCTTGGCAAAAAATAATATTAATCTTTTTACTAGTTTTTCAATTCAGTCAATTATAATTTATGAAACAATTTTTCCAGGAAGAGAACGGACGCTTTAGTATGAAGCGCCTTTGCGGTTTACTTTGCACAATAGCGCTTTGCGTTACTATGTATCATAATCAATTTAGTGAAGAGCATACGGCTCCCAGTGCTATCTTAGTTGAAGCGGTGGCGATGCTTGCCTTCGGTACTTTAGGACTTACTAGTGTCGAAAAGATATTTAAAAAGAAAGAAAATGCCGAATAACGAAAAAAGAGCATTACTTATAGGAGCAATCTTATGGGTGGTGCTATTGACATATTTTACAATTAAAATGTTATAACAATGAAAGACCAAAAAACATTAGAGCGAATCCAATTGCTCCACCCTAAATTAAGAGACGAAGCGTTAACTATGTACGATGAAATCGTTGCATCTTTAACTGGAACGGCAGCTTGTCGCTTTGCTTATACGCTTAGAACATTTGCCGAGCAAGATGGATTATTTGCACAAGGTAGAACAAAGCCTGGCTCAATAGTTACAAACGCACGTGGCGGTTCTTCATACCATAACTACGGATTAGCTATTGATATTGTTTTGTTAGTAGACAAAGATAAAAACGGCACTTTTGAGACTGCGAGCTGGGATTTAAAAACTGACTTTGATGGTGATGGTAAAAGTGATTGGCAAGAGATTGTGGCTATTTTTAAAAGATATGGTTACGAGTGGGGTGGCGACTGGAAATTCGTAGACGCTCCACATTTCCAAAAAACATTTGGCAAGTCTATTGCAGAATTAAAAGCGTTACATAATGCGGGCAAAGTTGACAAAAATGGTTTTGTTTTAATCTAAGCTTTAAAGCAAGCGGCCCGCAAAGAAAATAATCTTTGCGAGCCGTTAAAAATAGTAGCGGGGGAACTACTTACTAATAGTGTGTAAAATTGTAGCATGGTTCCTATTTAAGTACCTTGCTATTTCGGTAGGCCTAAAGCCCTCAAAGTATGCTTGCTTTATGTAAGCATTGCGGTCGTCTACAATTTCTTGCAACCTTCTACTTTGTTTTATATACTCGTAGGTGGTGTTATTTTCTTGAAAGTATTTTTGGCTCCATTCTACTAAAGTTATTTTAGGCCTTGGCTTGCGCTTGACGAACTTTTCTACATGAATGATTTTTTCTACTACTACGGGTTGCAGCCTTGGTTCAAGTATTGCCTCAATTCGTTTAAGGGCGTGTTCGTTGCAACCGGTATAGAGTTTTATATATTTAAGAATTTCCTTCATTATTAATTTTTACCTCGTTAAATAATCCAAGCAATTCGCTTGCCTCAATCCAATTTTTGAAAGCATAAAAGCTTTTTTCATCGTTTTGTAAAAGGTGGGTCAGTTTACCTACTAAGTTAATTTTTTCTATAATGGTAAGATCTTGCCATTGTTGATGGTTTGCCATGGTTAAAAGTTTTTAATTTTTGATATAAGCGTTGCCGTTAAATACAACGTAATTGCTAGTGGAACTGATACTAACATAAAAAATGTTAGTTCAAAAATAAAGGTTAAGTATGGCCTCATAAGTTTTGCATTATAGCGGTTACTAAAAAAGCTACGCATACAATGATAAATGCATACATTGGCTTGATACTTTCTTGAGCGTAACGCTCTTGCGCTTTTTGTTGTGGTGTTTTTAACTTGTTCATTTGATAAATTATTGGTTTAAAAAAATGTGCGTTGATTAGCCGCACCCCTAACTTTTTTAAGATAATTTAATTTCACCCCATTTAAATGCTTTCTTAAATGTAGAAAATGATTTTGATTCTAATACTTGTTCTTCACCTTTGTAAATTTGAACATACATAGCAATAAAAGAAGACATATTAGCTTTGATGTTTACTGCTTTTGTTCCGGTTTGATTAATTAAAGTTGTCATAACGTTGGTTTTTTTGGTTTGTTTGATAAATCAAAGATATACTTTTATTATTAATAAAAAAATATTTTTAATAAATTTTTTTAAATTAATTTAAAGTAACTGAAAATCAACTAGTTATGACCTAAAATAATTTCTTAAAATGACTCAAAGTAAAGTCTTTTTTGTTTTGCACCATGCTATAAATGCGGTCTTCAATGCCGCCGGTGGTGAAGATCCAATAAACTTTAGAGACCTCTAGGCGGTCTTTGGTTTGCATCCTAGCCCTACTTTGCCAATAACTAACGGCGCTAAAGTCTATATTATACATAACTAAAGCCTCGGCCGTGCTTAGGTTTATACCCTCCCTCCCGCTTTGTATTTGGCTTATAAAAACCGCGTCGCCCGATGCCTCGTTAAAGGCCATAGGATCCTCAATAATACGGCCGGCAAAGTCCACCCTTAGTTGCATACCCTCGGCAATGTACTTGTAAAATATGGCTATCTTTTGCCCTTTAAAACGCTCTTTAATAAACTTGGCCTTGGTATCGTCAAACATGATAGCATTACCATCCTCGGTCTTTACCGAGCCGCTGCATATTTGGTGGATTTTCTGCATTTCCTTAACCGAGGTATCCGCCAGGACTACTTGCCCGTCTTTGGTTTTAAATAGCTTGTCCTTCTTAATTTTGTCCACGGCCCACTTAACCTTATCGGACATGGGTACGTAAAGGATTTGTTCTTCAACTAAAGACTCAAAGCCGGCCTCTTCTTGCGTATAGGTTAGCATTAAATGCTGGATTTCCGTTTGAATCCTTTCTTGCTTTACATGCGTATAGTCCGGCACTTGCATATTATATAAAAACTTTGTCTTAGGTATGCCGTATTCTTTATGCCATGCATAAAAGTTTTTAAAGTCTTTAAACGGACTATAACTACTTACATAAAATTGATGGTAGAACTGGGCGTAAGTTTCTGGACTTGGCGTGCCGCTTAAATAAATTATAGGTTTGCCAAGGCATATCTTTTTTAAATCCGTCACCCGGTTGCTCGGCTTTGGAAATTGCCCTAGGGCGTGCGCCTCGTCAACTATAATAAGATCATAAGCGTGCGTGATTTTATGTAAGCTTTCGTAGTTTATAACCAATAAATCATATAAATAATTAGACTGTTTAAAGTCCTCTTCAATGCTGCTAATGGCTTTCTTTTTAGTGACAAATAAAACCTTCTTAGCGCCATATAAACTAGCAATGTGCAAGCTAGTTATAGTCTTCCCAGTGCGTACTTGCATAGCTAAATAAACTAACTTAAATTCCTTTAAGATGTTTATGGCTTGCTCGGCAATGTCTACTTGGTATTCTCTAAGTTGCATGTCAAAAAATTGAAATATTGACTTATGTTTATGTAATATGTGTCAAAAAGATAAGGCCGGCATTCCCTAATTACTATAATAAATTTTATTATTGATTTTTTTTTGCCGGCCTTTTGCCTAATCATATTTAATTGGTCAAAGGCAATCCAATTCTATAATAAGCCGTCTTGTAGCGGCTCGTCTTCTTTTTGATCGACACGTCTATAACCCTCCTTCCATAAAAGGCGCGTAAGTAAAACAGAGTTTTTAACTATGGTAGCTTCGGAACTTCTAGGATAAATACAGTGCAAAATTTCATGTATTAAAATTTCCAGGTGCTTTTTACCCTTTAGACGTTCGTCAATTTCTATAACGCCGTCTTTGCTAGCAAGTCCATGGGCTTGCTCGCGTCCTAGTTTACGATATATTATTTTAATCTTAAGCATCTTTTTTTAATTCTATTTCGTCAAGCCTATCTATTTCATCACTTGGAGTAAATATAACTTGCCCGCCACGCACCTTGGCTAAGTAGCGTCTTATTTCTTGTTCAATGCCATGCACTTCCGCTAGCTTACTTGTAAGCCACATTTCTTGCTCGTATAGTTTCATCTTGTTAAAAGATTTTGGTAGTCTCATACTCTAGTTGAATTAAAAGTTCTAAGTAATGTTTTGCTTTTTTTAAATCTTCGATGCCGTTTTTTTGTCTATGCCTTACCACATACTTAATAATATTTCCCTCAATAAAAGGAATGCTATTAGTGTGTATAAATTCCGTTGGCTGGATTTTATAAATTTGATAATGATTGCCGCCTACTTGCACCTCCATTGGATTCATTTTATTTATCGGTTTTGCTATGGAATTTATTACATGTCTTGCACTTATATTGTATGCGTGTTAGCCCGCTTGCCGTTACTACTTTATTGTTCTTTATAAGTTCATCGCTTCCACATTCTGGGCATGATCCTCTAGCTTCGCCAAAGATAACGCCGAAGTGCGTCTTAGCCGGTATGTGGTGGCTTAATGCTTTATGGACTTTTTCTAAAAGTACCACGTCCATCTTACAATACTTAACCATGCGCTCCATTGCTTTTTTATCCTTCTTTAAAACAATGTCCTTCCATAAATCATAATCGGTTTTAATCTTTTGGCCGATGCCTAAAAACGTAGCAATGTAATTTAACTTATTACTATTAAATTTAAACTTTGCACGTGCAACTTTTAAAGTATCAATTGTGGTATAGCTTGGAAACATTTCTATTCCATGAAATAAACAACGCGTGCGCACCCATGCAAGGTCAAACTTATCGCCGTTGTGTCCTATGGTTTCGTCGGCGGTGTTTAATACTTTTATAAAGTCTTGCAACATTTTTTTATCGCATTGCTTTGCATCCCAACTAAGTGCGTGTGTTTCTTTTTCATCTTCCCACTTATAGCAAATGCAAATAATTGCACGCTCTTTTATAATATTTTGTGGGCCGATGTTAAGTTTAAACCCAGACTGCCAAAAGAATCCGATGTTTGGCGCCGTTTCAATATCGAAGTACAATCGTTTTCTTTTGGTAGTCATGGGGTAAAGTTAATTACTTTTTATGAGAAAGTTGATAACTAAATTGTTTTGGCTTGTCTCCTTCATGCTCGGCGTGCCATAATTGCTGAACGGCTTGGAATAAAGACCACTGCTTTGAGGTGTCCATTTCCGTAACCATCTGCCATCCTGGCCCTTGTATTATTCCATTTTTGCCGTAAGTCCTAGTCTTTGCGTTAAGCCATAAAATAGCCACGCCATCAATTTTAGGCATAATATCGGCATTGCCTATCGCGGCGGTATATAGTTCGCGGTAGGCTGCTAGTTGCAACCAGTAACTATTATAAATGCCGTTACTTGTTTTAATGTCTAAAATATAAGTCTTGCCCTCAATTGTGCAAACGCGGTCAATGGTGCCGGCAAAGCCTAAGCCACTGTTTATAAATGTTTGCTCAACTAATAAATGCTCCGGCTTATGGTTGGTGCTAAATTCTACGTAACGCTCAAACATAGCCCACTCGTCAAGCGAGTACTTAGGCTTGCCGTATTCGTCAAGCAAAGTACATTCGGTGCCGTAGTCGTAGTCTTCGGTAAGTTGATGCACGGCCGAGCCACGCTTACCGGCGGCGTCTCTAATTTCGTCGGCTTTGGATCCTACCTCTTTCATCCAAATTATTAATTGCGCCGGCTTTGGATATGCCTCAAGCAATGTGGTGGCGCTAGGGAAGTAGTTGCCATTTTCGTCGGTATAAAAACGGCCATCCTTAAAAGTTAGTTGGTTGGATTGTAGGTTTTTAATTAACATATAATTTCTTTAATGGTGATTTCATCGGTTTTTTCTTTACCGCCGTGCGCTGCTATTTGTTGGGCCACCTCTTCGGCTTTTTGTAAAGTGTCAAAGCCTTGTATAAACTTGCCGTCAATACGGATAAAATACCTTGTCTCGTTGTGAAGCAAATTTGTTTCGCTAGTTATTTTTACTACTGGCATAAAATTTTATTTATTGGTTTAAAAAAGTGTGGCTTTTTGTACGGAAGCCACAAACCGCTAACCAATAATCCACCAACTAAAAAGGTGTTTCCTCGTCAAGAACGGGGTTATTATCGTTTGCATCGGCAAAAAGTTTAAATGCCATTTGCTCTAGGAATTGCATCATGTCGGAATCATCCCATTGCTCTTTGCCTTTAACTTTAATCTTTACCATTTGTGGTAAGCCGTTAGGGTTTTCTTTGGTGTAAGCCGGTGCAATCTTTTCGCCGTCTTGGTACAACGTAATACCAGTAATTGTTTTAGTAGCATCTTGCTTGTCCTTCATAGCCCACGGCATAAAGCGTACTTCTTTACTTGCGTCTATGTTAGGCAAAGCTTTTAAAAAGCTTGATGCGTAACGGCTAGAATAAGGCAAGCTAACTATATAGCTAGCATCGCCATCCGTAAAATGCAACTGCCACTGGGTGCCGTAGTCATTCGTACGCGTGGTAATGTTTTCTAGCTTTGCGGTAAGATCTTTAAACCTTTCCTCATATACTAGCTTGCCGGTTTTTGTTAAGCGCTCCGTTGTGCGCTCGGTTGCTTGTTTGTGTTGGCGTACTAAGTTGCCGTCCGCAACACTGAGGTAAGTTGTGTTAACACCTCCTAATTGTGATAATGCCATAATATAATATCGTTTGTTTTATAACGACAAGACAAAACTAAACTATTTATTTTAAATAAAAAAACTTTTTTTTTAAATTTATTTAAACTATGTTTGCAGCAAATTAATAATTATGAAACACGGATCTTTATTTAGCGGAATCGGTGGCTTTGACCTTGCCGCCGAATGGGCCGGATGGGAAAACGTTTTTCATTGCGAATGGAATCCTTTTGGACAAAGAGTTTTAAAGCACCATTTCCCAAAATCAATATCATACAATGACATTACTAAAACAGACTTCACTATTCACAAAGGAAACATTGAGATTCTTAGCGGAGGATTCCCATGCCAACCATACTCAACGGCCGGGCTTAGAAAAGGAAAAGAAGACGAACGCCATCTATGGCCGCAAATGCTTAGAGCAATTCGAGAAATTAAACCTAGTTGGGTCGTGGGGGAGAACGTTCGCGGGCTTATTAATTGGGGGGGGGGATTGGTATTCGACGAGGTGCAAACTGAGCTGGAAGCTGAAGGGTACGAAGTACTTCCGTTTCTACTTCCAGCTTGCGCCGTCAACGCACCACACCGAAGAGACCGAATATGGTTTATTGCTTACGCCAACAACAAGGGAGGAAGTACAAGACCTGGACAAGTTCAAAGCAAGAATGGAGAAATATCCGAATGGTACAACGATGCCGAATCTTGCGACGCAAGTAGTAAAAATGCTTCCAACCCCAACAGCATCGGACAGCCCAGAAAAGAATACGGGAAAATTAAATCAGGACGGATTACAAAAGAGGGCAAGAAATGGATTACTACCGACACCGACATTGCAGGAATACACGAACAGCACATTACCTCCAAGTCAAATGAATCGAAACAATATAGCGGGCCATCTTTTGAGGCAAGGAGTTTCGGCTGCTTCCCAACTAAACCCCCAGTTTGTGGAGGAAATGATGGGATTTCCAGAGAACTGGACGGAATTACCTTTTCTAAATGGCGCAACGAATCCATCAAAGCATACGGAAACGCAATAGTTCCGCAAGTAGCATACGAAATTTTTAAAACCATAAAACAAATAGAACATGAAAAAAGAAACCCGAGGCCGTAAGGCTTTACCCGCAAAAGAAAAAAAGCAACCATTATACATAATGGTAAAGCAAAAATTTATTAAAGAAGTAAACCCTAAACTTAAAGAACTTGAGAGAGAGTATTCTACAAAGTAAAGTTATCCGGCATTTTGAATTGCTAGGCTGGTACGTTGTAAAGATAATACAATGCAATAAAAACGGCATGCCCGACCTTATGCTTTTAAAAGATGGCAAGACTTTCTTTATAGAGTGCAAGGCCGAAAAAGGCCGGCTATCCGAATTGCAGAAATACCGGCATGAGCAACTACAAGAACTAGGATTTGAAGTAAGAACAATTTATAAAATGCAAGAAATTTAACCAATGATAAAAGCAGCCAACTATTACGCAAAGCAAGGATTCTCCGTTATACCAATCGGAGACAACAAACGCGCAGTCTTTCCTTGGACGGAGTTTCAAACCAGCATCATGAGTGATGCAACAATACAACACCAGTTTGCAAACGAGCGTTGCAAGAACATTGCCATAATAGGTGGTGGTGTATCTGGTGGCCTAGAAATTATTGACGTGGATCTTAAATACGATGTAAGCGGTACACTATGGGCGCGCTTACAAGAAGCCCTTGCCGACCTTATGCCATTACTTTATGTGGTGCAAACTAAGTCCGGCGGGTACCATCTTTACTACCGATGCAAAGAAGTAGAGGGTAACCAAAAACTTGCAATGCGCCACGCCACTAAAGATGAATTAAAAGAAACACCACACGCCAAAGAAATAGTTTTAATAGAAACTAGAGGCGAGGGCGGTTATGTATTAGCACCGCCTAGTGAGGGTTACACTAAGCAAAAAGATTTCGTAATCAATTTGATTACGATTGAGCAACGCGAATCCATCTTATCTATTTGCCGTAGTTTCAATGAAGTTGTCAAAGAAGTGCGCCAACAAGTAGTGGCCGACAATGATAACTTTGCCGTGACTCCGTGGGATGACTACAACGCAAAATGCGACGTAGTAGCCTTACTAGAAAAATACGGCTGGACATGGATTGAACGCCGTGGCGAACGCGACTACCTTAAAAGACCTGGGAAAACGGACTCACACATTTCGGCCGATTATCATTCCGGCCTAGGATTGTTTAAAGTATTTAGCACCAGCACCGAATTTGAAACCGGTAAAGGCTACAAGCCATTTGCTATTTATGCAACGCTTGAACATAACGGAAACTTTAGCGAAGCCGCTAAGCAACTTATTAAAGATGGCTTTGGTGAGCAACGCAATAGAGTAAATGGCAACATTAAAAAAGACTTTGTAGCTAAAAAAGACGAAGGCATCGACAATGATAACATTGCAGCATTCATAAGTCAAAAACATAAGCTGGATATTAAAAAAGCTAAAAAATTAGTTGAAGACCTAGACAACGATAACGACACACAACTAAACACATTCTGGAATGTGGTCAAAGGTGTTATCAATATTGATAGGTATAAACTTATAAATGTTTTAACTAGCGAAGGTGGGTTTTATCTTTACTACTACGATAAAAAACTAAACTACCAACTGGTGCGCATCGTTGACAACTTTGTAAGCGAGACCAATATGGAGCAAGTCAAGAAGTTTGTTATTAGTTATATTGATGCACTACCCTACGAAAACTTTGACGGCATTAATAAAGCCAAGCTGCGCGAAGTAATTTACAAAGGTGCCGACGCATATTTTAATAAAGGCCTCTTTGAGTTTATGCCTAACATAGACCTTAAGCTTTTAAAACATACTAAAGACTCGGCCTACTTTCCATTCCTTAACGGCGTGGTGCATGTAACTAAAGACAAAAAAGAATTATTAAAATACGGCTCTATTAATATGCACGTATGGAAGGATCAAGTCATTCAATATAAAATAGATGTCGACCAAGACTTAGACTATGAGAACGTACAATACACTAAATTTATTAATAAAATTAGCGATAGCAATAGCCAACGAGAGGCCTACGCAATCAGTCTCATTGGGTACTTGCTCCATACTTATAAAGATCCAACGAAGTCCTATGCCGTTATCCTCGCCGAAGAAACCGAAGACGAAAGTGCTGGTGGAGGTGCGGGTAAGGGATTGTTCTTTAAAGCAATAGGCAAACTTATAAACGTAGTATCGATTGACGGAAAGAATTTTAAGCTTGATAAATCCTTTGCATTCCAAAGAGTTGAGTTAAGCACGCAGTTAATAATTATTGAGGACTGTCGCAAAAACGTAGACTTCGAAGGATTTTATAGCAAGATTACCGAGGGCGTAACCATAGAAAAAAAGAACAAAGACGAGGTTTATATAAGCTACGAGGACTCACCAAAGTTTGGGTTTACTACAAACTATACTATTAACTATTCGGGTGGGCATGGTAAGCGTCGCGTTAAGGTAATAGAGTTTAGTTCGTTTTTTAACCATCGTAATACACCACTTGACTTCTTTGGTGGCAAGGCCTTGTTTAACGACTGGGACAAAGACGAATGGAACCGCTTTTATAACTACATGATTGAGTGCGTGCAAATATACCTAGAGGCCGGAATACCCGCCCTAGATAATAGCGAAACTATTAATCGTAAGAATATTAAACTAAACTTTGGCGAAGACTTCCTGGACTATTTTGACGCCCTAGAGCGTGACAAATGGCTAGACTTTAGTAACGAGTACCTTAACTTTTTAAACACCAACGACATGGACAAAAAAGATTTTAGCAAGGTAAAGTTTAAAAAAGCACTTAAAACCAGTGCCGAGTTATACGCCGGAAGCTTCACCACATTAAGAAACCATCAAAATAACAATAAAAGTGAGTTTAAAATTATACTTGGATCCGATAGCAGCTTTTGAGAAATGGCTAAAAGTTAACCCAAAAGGGGGTATATTTGTATGGAAAGGGCAAAAGTTTAAGATTTCTAACAAAAGTTACACGAATTAACACGAGTTGCTTTTGGTTTATAATCAATGTAGGCTTAGCTATAACACGACTTACATACTTTTTATTACTTTTTAGGGGGGGGGGGGTAAAAAAATAAAGAAAAGTATATAGGTAAGAATAAAACGCTAAAAAGCGTGTAAATTTGTGATAATGGATAAAAACCAAATAATAGAATTTGTCTACATGCATCCGGATATTAACCGGCTAATCAATTTAGTCGATCCGGAGCATTTAAGAGACGATTTAAGGCAAGAAATGGCTTTAGCCTTACTATCTATCCCCGAAGAAAAGATAGGCGAAATTTGGGCATCTAATGGCTTAATAGGATTTAGTATTAAAATAATAACTAATATGGCATTTAGTAGTACTTCGCCATTTTATAAAAAGTTCCGCAAGAATGACTACCAAAAAGCCCTAGAATATTACCGCAGCCAAATTAAACTACCGGAATTAAATACTAACTTTGCTAACATAGCTAAAAAACATTTAGCCAATAAATACCAAGAAGACGAATTACAAGCACACGAAGCCATATTATTCACCAAGTACGTAGAACTAAGAAGCTGCAAAAAAGTAGCGGACTTTTATACCATACCCGAAAAACATGTTAAAGACATAATCCGTAAAACTAAACTTGAATTAAAGAACCTTTGCTTAAATAATAAAACTTAAAACAATGATAACGATTGCACTAGCTGCTTTTTTCTTTGCTTATTACTTTGTAGAAGTGGCGCGGATAATTTACTTTATTAAAAAAGTATGGCAAATCCCGTTTGAAAAAAGGATCAAGCCATTTGACTGCGTCACATGCTTAAGCGTTTGGATGGCGGTTGTATTTTATTTCTTGCCGTTTGAGTTGGTGCAATTTATTTGCGTTATATTTGGTGCGGGATTCCTTGGACAAAAAATTAAATAATTATGCAGCCAGTAGTACTACCAATTCTTTGCCACAATAGCGATACAATTTTATTTAGCGAACTAGGTGTTGATTATAAATTTACCGATTTAGAAGAAGTTGAGTTTATATTTTTTAACATAGACTTTGCGTGTGGTAATATTAAGCAAGGCAAAGAGTACACCGAAATTGTGTGCGATGGCGAAGCCTATGTAGTTAACTTACCTTTTACAGAGTTTAAACAATTATTCAAATAACAATGGCAAAAGCAAAAACAAGCGACGCAAGAAAGGTTACCTTTGGCAAACGCAAAACCGGAAGGGCAAAGAAAAGCTATAACAAGCATTCACCAAAACCAAAAGACTATCGTGGACAAGGCAGATAACATAATACAAGTACTAGGCATAACGCAAAAGGTAAGCGGTTGCGGGTGGCATAGGGTGATGCTACCTTTGGCATTTATGCCCGATGCTTATAACCATATTTGCAACGTACCAACCGAAGAAATACTTAAAGAGCGTGGCTTTGATTTATTGCTTTACAATAGATTCAGTCCTTTTGACAACGCATGGGAAGAAACCAAGAAACATTTTAAAGTTGTTATGGACTTAGACGATGACTGGGAGCTACCTTACAACCATCCTTTATTCCCATTCTATGAGCCACAAAAGAAGCGCGTTGTAAATAACATTTTTAACGCAGACTTAGTTACTTGCACCAACGAACGCATTGCCGATAAGGTAAGTAAATACAATAAGAACATTCTGGTATTGCCTAACTGTATTCCACTAGGCGAGCAACAATACACCGAGTTTAGACACGATAGCGATAACGTGCGCATCTTTTGGGCGGGAGGTAGTACGCACATGGACGATATTAAAATACTTAACGGCCCATTCAAGCGTTTAATAGGCATGAAGGGCATAGAGTTAGTCCTGGGCGGTTATACCGACACCGACGAGAATAGCAAATATTATTGGGATAAGTTATGGCACCTATTTACAAACGGCGGGCGCATACCAAATAGAAAGCTAAACGGAACCTTGCCCAATGAATACATGACCCACTATGAACACGCTGACATAATGGTAATACCTTTAGAGGATAGCCCATGGCATGCTTGTAAAAGTAACCTTAAGATTCTTGAGGCGGCAAGCAAACGCATTGCCGTAATATGTAGCGACGTTGAGCCTTACAACAAAGATAAAGACGCACCAGTGCTTTGGGTTAAAAAGCAAGGCGACTGGTTTAAGCACATACATTTTTTAGTTAACAATCCGCAAGAAAGGATCCGCATGGGTAATGACCTTTACGAGTGGGCAAAAACAAAATACAACTATGAGTCAATTGGAGCCACTAGACGCCAAGCATTTGGCGACCTTATTAAAGCATAAACATTTTTACGACTTGTTTAAAACAAGCGGCGAACTTGTAGGCTTTACGCATGAAATACAAAACGAACTTTTAGAAGTCATGCGCACTAAAGACCCGATTTACCAATACAACGGGCGCTGCGGTGCTTGCGTAGGAAACTTTTTAGCTAACGTTTATAATACATTCAATGAGCAACTTCATTCATAAAACTGCAATAGTAGGGCCAAACGTAACCCTTGGCGACAATGTTTACATTGGGCCTTATTGTGTAATAGGCGAACCAGCCGAACATAAGTTATTCTGGAAGGCACCAATAGGCGAGGTGGTAATAGGTGATGACTGCGTAATAACGGGCCACGTAACTATCGACGCCGGCACTATTGATAAAACAATTATAGGCGCCGGAACTTGGATGCTTAAGCATAGCCACGTAGGGCATGACTGCTTGATAGGTAATAACGTGACCATAAGCTGCGGTGCAAAGATAGGCGGACACACTAGGATTGGTAATGGTTGTAATATAGGACTTAACGCGGTGATTCATCAAAAGCAAGTAATTGCGCCAGGATGCATGATTGGTATGGGTGCCGTAGTTACACGCAAGCTTTATACTACGCACGCTACAAAGTACGCCGGTAACCCAGCAAAGGAAATAGGTAAAAACATAGTTTAATGAAAGTACTAATAGCCGGTCTTGCATACGGGAATAGGCCAAAAGATATTTTAAACGATAACCTAACTAAAGCGGGTTACCCTTATACTTATATTGAAATAAACACCGAAGGCATAGCCAACGCTATGAACGAAGCCATAGACATAGCCGGAGTTGATGGCTATGATGCCATTGCATATTTGGCGAACGATATTATTGAGCCGGATAATTGGCTAGCAAAAAAGGTAGAGGCTTTGCAAACATATCCTAGCGCGGGCATTGTTTCTAGTAGTTTAGATCAAGTAAGGTTTACAATACAATGCGAACATATTATTTGCAACTGGCTTTTAAGCATGGAGGTAGTTGACAAGATAGGTATCTTTAACGAGTCCATGTTTCCGTATGGGCCAATAGACCTTGACTACTGCGAGCGGGCCAACCTAGCGGGTTTTAATACTTACTATGTAAAGGAATGCCAAGCATTTCATCAAGGGAGCCACGCCACCGGTAATGAGTACGGATGGGATAAAGGCGCTTTAATTGACAAATATTGGAAACAACACGTTGAGGATGTTTACTTATACCGCAACGGATTAAAAGATTTAAAACATGGAAGTAAGAGAACACGTAACAAGAAAGTTTAAAGACATAGACGAAGAAAAACTTATGGACTTAGCCTTTGCCTACTGCGACAACTGCATGGAAGGGCAAAAACAAGTGGCAACCGGTAGCGGTAAGATAGTAGAAATACGCGACCGCTTTGTGCCTACAATCGATTATTTCCTGGATCATTGGTTGCGTAAGCATGACTTTGAGTTTTATACAAAGATGGGTCTTTGGAAGGTAAGGCAAGACCCAACGCACCCTTATCATGAGGTGGCAAATAGAATTGTATTTATGTTTAAGTCTTTAGCTATTGATATTGTGGCCAACGAAGGCAAAGCTATTTTCTATGCTAAAAATGCCCTAGGCATGACCGACCGCGCACAAACCGAGAACACAAACATAGATACGATTACAATAAGGTATGAATCTTAATATAGATTTAAAAAAGCCACACCCAGCACAAAAGCAAGTATTGGATAGCGATGCTCGTTTTAGGGTTATGATGTGCGGGCGACGTTTTGGCAAAAGTTTAATTAGTCAAAACATATCTATTGAAACCGGAATTAAAAGACAACATGTAGCTTATATTACGCCAACGTATCAACTAGGCAAGATGTTCTTTAAGGAAATATGTAAGCTATTGCCGGATAAGATTTTTAAAAAGAACGAGACCGATTTACTTATCGACTTTGTAACCGGTGGCTCGGTTAGGTTTTATACCGGCGAGCGCTTAGACGCAATGCGTGGTACTAAGTTCCATTTGGTTATAATAGACGAGGCCTCATACATACCTAACCTAGAAGAGGGATGGAATAATTCCATAAGACCTACCTTAACCGACTACAAAGGCAAGGCTATATTTTTAAGCACGCCACGTGGCAAGAACTATTTTTATAGCTTGTTTATGCGTGGAGGTGAGCCGGACTGGCAAAGCTTTAAATTCTCTACTTACGACAATCCACATATAGACGCCTCGGAAATTGATGCCGCTGCGGCGCAATTGCCGGCGGTAGTATTCAAGCAAGAATACATGGCCGATCCTATGGAGAATGCCGCCAACCCTTTTGGCTCCGAGTTTATTAATGCATGCACAAAAGAAACGCAAGGCACCGCCGCTTACTATGGTATTGACCTAGCTAAGTCCGTCGACTGGACTGTTATAATAGGCATGGACAAGCAAGGCAACGTGGTACATTTTGAGCGCTTCCAAAAGGACTGGATGCAAACCAAAGAAACAATATTAAGGCTACCTAAGAACCTACCGATAGTAATTGATAGCACCGGCGTAGGCGACGCCATTGTAGAAGACCTACAAAAGAAGTTTAACCAGATGCATGGCTTTAAGTTTACTAGCGTAAGCAAGCAGCAATTGCTAGAGGGCTTAAGTAGCGCAATACAAACCAAGGCAATTAGTTATCCGGATGGCCCGATAAAACAAGAACTAGAAGTTTTTGAGTACACCTTTACACCTACGGGCGTAAGGTACTCGGCACCGCAAGGCTTTCACGATGACTGCGTTATAGCCTTGGCCTTAGCTAATAAATGCCGCGTTGAGCATAAACAAGTAGGTAAGTACCACGTTATTTAAAAAGTATATTTATAATAGTATGAAGCTAACAATTGACAAATTCCAAAGACTGCAAGCCATTGCCACGCTAGATAGCGAGGAAATAGAAAAGGCAAGCCGTTTAGTACAAGTATTGCTTGAAAAAAGCGAAGCCGAAGTAGACGCCATGCCTTTAAAAAAGTTTGCTAAACTTTGTGATAAGCTAAAGAAAGCATTTGATTTAACAATAGATGCGGCTACAATGAGCAAGCCTAAAAGTATTATTGTGGCAAATGGTAACGTCTATAATTTAAACTTTGACATAAAGCCTCCGTTTAACACTGGGCGATATATTGAGGTCTTAACTTTTAGCAAAGACGATCCTATTATGAACATGCATAATATCTTGGCTAGTATTTGTACGCCCATGAAATGGAGCTGGCGTAAGTTTAACTATGTTAAAACAGAATACGATGCGCTAAAGCATGAAGAGTACGCCGAAGATATGAAGCAAGCAGATTTTAGACATGGATACTATGCAATGGTTTTTTTTTATTCGTTATTAACCAATTCAACGGGAGGTACCATGGACTCTTTAATAGCGCAGATGAACTTGAGGAAGGTGAACAAAAAAAGAGTCTTACAATTGAAGAAGGTTTTGCAGACAATTGGGGGTGGGTCTACAACGCAAAACAAGTAAGCGAGTTTGAAGCAATTGCACTAGATGCGGTTTATGAATTACCGGTAGTGCAATTTTTGAACGATTTAAGTTATTTAAAAAGTAAAAGGCAACTAGATGAGCATCAATATAAACAAAGCACAAGCGGACTTTCTTAGCGAAGGTGGCGATTTAGGCGGCACCGACATAATGGAATTTGGTGTGGTGGCCGGAGTGCTTGAACAATATGGTGCGGATTTACTTAAGAATATTAGTTACTTTGGTAATAATAAGGGCGTAGTTGGTAGCGGTGATTTACTTAGTAGCATGGTGCCGGAAATAACCGAAGAAAACGGAGTAGACATTTTTAGGCTAAGGATGCTAGATTATTACGATTACCCGAACCAAGGGGTTAAGGGTGTTAATAGTTCTAGCAATGCACCAGGATCGCCGTATCAATATAGAAACTACGGCATGAGTAGCGAGGGTAGGGCATCGCTTAAAAGATATATATTAAGCGGCAAGGCAAAGATAAGGAGCGTACAAAATGACAAGGCGCTAGGCAAGGGAGGCGAAAAGATAGGCGTGGCTTTTAGTAGTAAAAAAACCTTAATAGATAAGCAAGTAGACACGCTAGCTTATTTAATTAAGCGCTTTGGTATTAAAAAGACTAACTACTTCACGGATGCTTTTAATAAGACCTTTGAAAACTTTGAAGTTGATATGATGGAAGCGGCCGGACGAGACATAGTGATAACATTTAATAGATTAAATAAAAGACAATAATGGCAATAACAAACATAGCCTTCCCTAGTGGAAGTCCAACTGTTCAAGATACCCTATGGCATATCTTTGATTCCAATATAACAAGCGGCGATTTAAAATACGTCATGGATATATTTGTAGGCGGAACCCAACAAGTAAGGGTAAAGCTTTACCCAGAGCCAACAAGCGGCTTAGGGTATTTTGATGCTGGGCCGATAGTCCGCAATACAATGACCTACGAATGGTTAACACCTAAAGAAGAAGTTTTAATGTGCGAGCCTAACGCAAGCGGACAAGTAGCGCAGACTTACCAATATAGAATTGGCGAGGAATATAGCGGCGTGACTTATCTTAACTTAGCTAGTGGTAACGTGGTAGCTTATAACTGGGTGCCGCCGGTATTTAAACGCAAAGTAAGTGACATAAGTACATATACAAACATGTTCTTTACAAATAGGCCTTTAACTATTAAGGCAAGCCTTGGTGATAATATACACATTCCGGCTAGGGATATTAATAACTTTTTATTTACTACTTATAATAATTTTAATCAGCTTTTGAATACCACTGTTATAAACCTTGGTGGTAATAAAAGCTTTGCTCAGTTAAACGTAGGATCTACCGCTTTAAATAAAATAGCAAACGTAATTGATGATTCCGTAAAGTATTATCAAATCCCTATTGAAGAAAGTAATTATTACAATAGGATGCTAGCGGCTGGTGCAATTGTTGAAGGCTTAACGTGCTTGATTCAAAAAAATACTTTGCTTGGTAATACTAATAATCTACAAGTTGACTTAACTTGCAACCCTAAGTACGAAAGTTTTAACTTGCATTTTATGAATAACCTAGGCATGTTTGATACCGCAAAGTTTGGACTTGTTAGCCGTTTGAATATGGATGTAACTAGAAAAACCTTCGAGACTAGAGACTATAAATTTGGGCCTACTTCGGTGACTTATTTTGATGCAAATAATAAATATAACGATAGCAAAATAAACTACCTAAACAAAAAAGACTTTACTTATAAATTAACTATGGACGCGCCAACCGATGCCGAGTACGAGTGGCTTGCCGAGTTAATTGGTAGCCCTCAAATATATATGGAAATTGACGGATATTATTACCCAGTTAGTTTAAAGAATACTAATTACGAATATAGCAAATACGTAAATAATAGAATGCGTGTCCTAGAGGTAGAAGTGGAAATGAATCAAACACGTTATAGCCAATTAAGATAATATGACTAGAATATTTATAGAAGGATATGAACTAGATTTAACGCAAGGCTTAAGCAATCAAATAACTTATGCCATTGATGACTTACAAAACCTAGATAGCAAAAGTACTGCTTTTACTAAAACAATTGTACTTCCTGGAACTGCTAACAATAATAAGCTTTTAGGTAATATATTTGAGTTTAACAATGCGAACTTTTTTAACGAATCGGATCAAAACGTTCTAGCAAACTTTAACGCATCGGTAAGGGCAAATGCAAGAATTGAAGTCGATGGCTTGCAAATAATGAAAGGCACTTTAAGGCTTCTTGAAATTATACACGTAGACGGAGCAATAGAATATGAGTGCGCTATATTTGGTGAACTAGGTGGCTTTATTTCTGCGCTTGGTAATTTACGCCTTGAAGATTTAGATTTTAGTGATTACAACCATAATTATAACGTAGACAATATTACTGCAAGCTGGGAGGCTAGTGGGTCTAGAGGCACTAACAATAGCGCAGCTTATGGAAGCGGTTACTACTACCCTTTAATAGATTACGGAGCCGATAGTACAAACAAGATAGACTTTAAGCTTAACGCTTTTAGACCTTCTTTTTTTGCTAAAGAGTACATTGATAAAATGTTTCAAGATGCTAACTATACTTATACTTCTACTTTTTTAAATAGTACATTTTTCAAAAGTTTATTAATACCTAACAACCAAAAAGAATTTAGCAAAAAAAGTAGTATTGCTTTTAAAGTATTAAATGAAGGCGATTTTTATACAAACGAATCTGGTGGCAACGTGCCGATAGGATTTAGCACTACAACTACGCTAGGTAATTTTAATGTCAACGGCACTTATGATTTATTTACTTATAATACTTCAACTGTTTTAACCGGATCGCTTAACCTTACTTTAAAAGGTAGCATTGTTTATGGAACACCTATTGGTATTGTATCTTTTAAGGTATTAAAAAACGGAGTTGTAATACATACCCAAAATACAACCGCAACTACATTTGATTTAAGCATTGTTATAAACGAAGTTAGTTTTACTTTAAACGATACCTTGCAAATTGCATGGTCTGGTTCTTATAGAGAAGACACATACTTTACCGAACTAACAATTGATAGCGGTAGCGTTACAATTAATAGCGTTGCTATTTATGTACCATTTAACCATGACGATCCTATAACTGTTAACGATACAATTCCTAAAGGTATTTTCTTAAAAGACTTTTTTACGTCAATTATGAAGATGTTTAACTTGTTAGTGTATGAAGACAAGTTTACTACTAACAATTTAATCATTGAGCCTTATAAAGATTTTTTCACAAACGAGCGCATAGATTGGTCAAACAAATTAGATAGGTCAAAGCCTATTAAATTAAAACCAATGAGTGAACTTAATGCAAGATACTATAAATTAAAATATGCGCAAGACAACGATTTCTATAATGAAAACTACCGCAAGGCATTTAATGAAGGATATGCTGATAGGATATATGATACTGCTTATGAATTTAGTAAAGATTCGGAAGATGTTTCCATAATATTTGCTCCAAGTGTTTTATATAAAGCAACCGGAACCGATAAAACATATCCGACTATTTACAAAAAGTCAAATAATAACGCGGCCGAAGATAGGATGGATTCTGTTATAAGAATTGGTATGGTTAAAAAAATAACCGACGTTGCAAACTGGCGCATACAAAAGCAAGACGGAAGTGGTAACTGGTCTGGCATTTTAAATGCTTTTGGTTATTTTGGACACCTTAATGATCCTAACACGCCAACAATAGATTTAAACTTTGGCGCACCTTTAGAAATTTATTTTACTAATAGCAGCTACCCAAGTGCTAATTTATTTAATACTTACTACTCGCAGTATATGTCCGAAATAACGGACAAAGATAGTAGGTTATTAACCGGATTTTTTGATTTAACAAATATTGACATTTTTAATTTAGACTTTGCAAAGTATATATTTTTGCAAGGTGGCCTTTATAAATTAATAAAGGTTTATGATTATAGCGCCGAGACTAACGATACCACAAAGGTAGACTTGCTTCGTGTTATTGATGCAATTACTGCGGAGGTAGGGCCAACAACAACAACTACTACAACAACTACAAGTACAACAACTACTACAACAACTTTAGCTACTTTTATCGCATCTTATAGCGAGGTGAGTGCTTACGATGTGTGTAATAATGTTTGTCCTAACCCAGCAAGACCAGTAGAAACATTTACAATTTTAGCTGGTGGTAATTCGCTTTGCACTGCTACCGAGTTAACAAGTCCTGGCATAGTTAGCGGTGATATTGGGCCTTCTTTTTGGGTAAGTGATTGTACCGGAACTAGCAGACAATTTATAGTAATACTTGAAAGTGGTGTCTATGTAGCGATATGGGCAGAAGAGACATGTCAAACATGTCCATCGGTTACAACTACAACTACTAGCACAACAACTACTACAACAACGGCTGCGCCTACAACAACAACTAGTACGACAACTACTACAACTACGGCCGCGCCTACTACTACTACAAGTACAACTACAACAACAACTACCGATCCTTATGACTATTATATCGCAGATGAAATTGATTGCTCTAATTGTTCAGTAGTAGCTGCGGATCAAAGAGTATCATTCCCAACCGGTACAAGTGTAACATTAAATAGGTATTATAGATACGTAGGTTTTGACAATGACTTTACTTATTATGTTAAAAGTGCAACAACGGCTGGTGGTGCAGTATTATTAGAATTGCCTTCATATACAACTTGCAATGCAGCATGTGGTAATACAACAACAACTAGTACTACTACTACAACTACAACGGCGGCAACTACAACAACTAGTACAACAACAACGACAACAACTTATGCTCCAATTGCATTAAGTGCAACTCCAGGTTGTACTGGCGGTGCTGGAACTGGAACTGTTACTGCTAATGGATTTAACGGAGGTAGTGAGAGTTTTGAGTATATCGCAATAAGTTCTAGTTCAAGTAGTGATGCGCTTAGTAGATTAGACAATTCAGCAACTAGAGATAATTTATTGGGTGCTACCGAGTTTACATATACTATGCTTGCAAATGCAACATATTATGTAGCAATTATGGATAATGTAGGTAATAAAGGAGTAAGTTCTGGAGCGGTTGTAAATTGTGTTACAACTACAACTACAAGTACTACAACTACAACCACAACGGCTGCAACTACAACAACTACTAGTACTACAACTACTACAACTACTTTAGGTTATGCTTTTGTTGACATTGCTAACAACACGGCTGGTACTGACATTACAAATATAACTGTTGGCGGAGTGCAAGTAGACGGAGCAGTTTTCCCAATTGTAGCGGGTGATGGCGCAAGTGCTACAACAACTGAAACCGGTGCATCTAAAACCATAGTTGTATCTTACACAAATATAAGCAACGATTCTGTTGAAGTAATTGATACTGCATCAAATCTTAATTGTGCAAGTGCAACGTCAACAAGTAGGTCATTTGCTGGACAAGTTGTAAGCGATGGCGGTACATTATCAATCCAAATGTTTGACGGATCATGCTAATAAAAAAAACAATATGATATACATTTGCACACAACCTAAGATACTTTATTACGCATGGCACCTGGAAGTTATGCTCACCAACTTTAAGTCGGTGGGCATACCCGATGATAAAATTCATGTTTTGTTATCGGTAAGTAAAGACCAAAACGATAGGACAAATTGGCCCGAAACAAAAGCAATGTATGAAAGGCTAAAAGAAAAGTTTAACACAATAGCTTTTTTTGAGTACACCGATACAAGGGTGATGCCTAATTATATTCCTAGCGTTATTATGAATGCCGTAAAGCACCACTATAAAGCTTACCCATATCTGCAAAATGAAAATGTATTTTTACACGATTGCGATATGATATTCACTAAGCCGGTAGACTTTAGCGACCTAGAGCAAGATGATACATGTTATGTAAGCGACTCTAAAAGTTTTGTTTGGAGTGATTACATTCTAGAAAAAGGACAAGACCTTTACGAAGACATGTGCGATATTGTAGGCCTAGATTATAGCGTGCCAATAAAGCACCGATTACATAGCGGAGGCTCCCAATATATATTTAAAAAAACCGACTTTAGATTTTGGCAAAAAGTAGAAAGCGATAGCGTTGCTTTGTTTGATTACTTCCAAAAGAGCGAGCCGTTAAGAGTACAAAATAATCCAAGTTACTACGGCATCCAGCAATTTACGGCGGGCATGTGGGGTATGCTTTGGAATTGTTGGTACTACGACCTAGATGTAAAAATAACCGATAGGCTTGATTTTTGTTGGGGTACCGACCCAATAGAAAAATGGAGCAAGTGCGATATTTTCCATAATTCTGGGGTGACTTACGATATTGGTAAAAATCATAATATATTTTACAAAGGAGGTTATACCGACAAATTACCTTATGATGATGTAATGAACACCGAATACAATGAGGCCTTTGGGTCTTATAATTATACTAACCTAATAAGACAAGTAGCACAAAACACTTGTTTAAAATAATAACACATGGCAACTAAAAAGACGCAAGTAGTAGTAGAAATAAAAACGGATTCGACGCAAGCAACCACCGAAGTCAATAAAACCAAAGACGAGGTCGCCGGTATTGGTAAGGCCGCCGCCGGTAGTATTGCCGAACTTAAAGAACTTAAAAAAGCTTTAAAGCAAGCGGCCGCTGGTTCCGATGAATTTAAGCAATTATCCGCACAAATTAGAGACGTTGAAGATGGCATTGAAAATGCTAAAGTAGGCGCCAATGATTTTGCCGGTGCTTTAGAAAATGCTGGTGGGCCGGTTGGAATGCTAGGTAAAGGAATAAGACAACTAGAAATATTTACCTCTTCATGGGGTGCCGCTTTAAAGGCTACGGGTGTTGGTTTACTTGTTGGCTTAGTTGGCGCACTTGCCGCCGCGTTTGCTAAGAACGAAAGCGCAATGAAAAAGCTTGATCCTATTATTACTCAATTTGGTAGGATACTTAATGGGATTTTAAGAGCAATGGAGCCGTTAATTAATGCATTCATAGAATTTGCAGAAAAGGCTTTGCCTTATGTTAGCAAAGGTTTTGAAGTTGCATATAGTGCTTTAAGTTCATTCTTGCAAGGCGTTGGCTTGGTAGGCTCTGCGGTTAAAAAGTTTATAAGCGGTGATTTTGCCGGCGCTTGGGATGACGCAAAAAAATCCGTTACCGAATTTGGTACAAGATACGAAGAGTCAAACAAAAGATTTATAGAAGGCACAAAAGAATTAACCGATGCTGAAAAAGAAGAACAAGCAACTAGGCTAGCTAACCAAAAAGCGGCAAATGAAAAAGCAGCCGCAGAGCGTAAAGCAGCCTTAGAAAAAAAGATTGCCGAAGAGGAAAAGGAGCGCGAGCGTAATCGTAAAAGCATACAAGAACAAAACGATTTTGATTTAGAATTGCAGCAAAGGTTAATGCAAATTGAAGATGAAAAAGCAGCTAAAGAAACCGCTAGACTAGAAAAAGCCGCTGCTGAAGCTAAAGCTTATGCAGACTTTGATACTAAATTACAACAAGATTTATTAAGAGTAGAAGAAGAAGCTACTGCTAAAAAAATATTACTTGCAGATGCGGAGTTGCAAGCAAAGCTAGCACTAGCTAACGCAATTGGTAATATCGCTAGTGGGTTATCTACATTATTTGAAAAAGGTACTACCGCATCAAAAATTGCGGGACTTGCAGAAATAGCAATAGGCACCGGAGTTGGATTTATACAAGGTTTAGATATTGCACAAAAAGGAGCAAAAGCAACCGGCCCAGCCGCACCTTTTGCATTTCCTATTTTTTATGCTTCTCAAATTGCCGCAGTACTTGCCGCAGCTAGCAGAGCAAAAAGCGTAATGACTCAAGTAAAAGGTAGCGGCGGGCCTTCGTTTAATGTGTCGGCTCCAGCTATTCCAAGAGTTAATTCTACTGCACCTTTAGCCGCGCAAGCAAGCACTACAACCTTAAACCAAGCGCAAGTTAACCAAATAGGCAACGTGGCGGCAAGGGCCTTTGTAGTTGAAAGCGACGTAAGCGGTAACCAAGAACGCATCCAAAGACTTAACCGCGCGGCTAGAATTAATTAAAAGTACATAAACTAGAAAAAAGATATTTATTAAATATGGACTTACCTATTTACGAACTTAAGATTCAAGAAGATTTGCAAGACGATGCCGAGGTATCGTTTATTGCACTTGTAGACAAGCCGGCAATCCAACGTGACTTTGTAGCCTTTAGCCAAGATTTTATTAACCCAACTAAAGGCGAAGGCAAAGACGCGTTTTTACCAAGGTGCATAAGCTATGTGATTAACGAAGGCAAAGAAAGCGAGCAAGCCGTAGCTATTTGCAATTCAATTTGGGAGCAGCATTTTGCAAATGATAAGCCTAAGCTTAATTTTGCTATCCAGGACGAAGACAAACACATTATAAGCGGGCCATTGATGCTTGCCGATAAGCCTATTTATAGAAACAATAAAAAGTTTGGCGAACACTTTGTAACCTTTAGCGCAGAAACTATTAAAGACATAGCTATTAAGTTTAGCAAGAAAGGCTACCAAGGTAATGTTAACTTGATGCACGATCAAGATATGCAGCTTGACGGCTTAATTATGTTTGAAAGTTTTATTGTTGACAAAGCTAGAGGCATACACCCAATGGCGGGTTTTGAAGACGCAAAAGACGGAAGCTGGTTCGGTAGCTTTTATGTAGAAAACGAACAAGCATGGAATTTAATTAAACAAGGCAAAGTAAAGGGCTTTAGCGTTGAGGGTTACTTTGAATACCCTAGCGAAAAGAAGGCTCCAACCTATGCCGAACAAAAGCTAGCAGAACTAGCAGAGTTATTAAAAGTACCTTTAACACTTAAATAATATATATAAACATGGAACAAGCACAAAACATTCTAAACAAAGTTTCTATGTTCTTCGCAGAACTAGTAGGAAACGAACAAATGCCAATGCCTAGCGGCGAAGTGGCGGCTCCAGTTAAAATGATGGAAGCTAAATTAAAAGACGGAACAGTAGTTGAAGTTACCGAACTAGCAGTAGGCGGTATTGTAACTATTGAAGGCGTACCGGCACCAGTTGGCGAACACACACTTGAAAGCGGTGAAGTTATTGTTTTAGGCGATAATGGAGCAATCATGGAAATTAAGCCAAAGATGGAAGAAGTAGAAGTAGAAGTTGAAGCTAAGAAAGAAGAAGAAGATATGAGCGCAAAGTTTGCTGCTTTTGAATCTGCAACTAACGAAAAATTCACTGCTTACGAAAACAAATTTGCTCAATACGAAGCTAAACTTGGTCAAGCAAATAAAGTAATTGAAGGCCTTATGCAAATTAGCAAAATGCTAGTTGAGGCACCTCAAAGCGCACCGGATGCTGGTGTTAAAACAAGCAATGCTTTTGCAACTGAAAAATTAGACGCTAAAGCAGAGTTTGAAAAATTTTCTAAATCAATTTGTTCATAAACTAAAAATTAAATAAAATGGCATTATCATTCAGCGGCATAAGTGCATATACTAAACAAGACATTGCACCCTTATTGACCGAAGCGGTTTTCTCCGCAAAAACACAAACTTTGTTAAAGCAAGGTGGTATATTATTACCTAAAACAAAGTCTAGCGTTGCAGTACCTAAATTAGCTACTAACGCAAACTTCCAAGCTGATGCTTGTGGTTGGAACGCAAGTGGTACAACTACTTTGTCTCAAGCTACTGTTACAGTTGGTAAAATCAAAATCGAAGAAGCAATTTGCCCTAAAGATTTTGAAGCTTACTTCACTCAAGAAGCTTTAAGAGCGGGTTCTACTTACGAAGATTTTGGATGGGCTGAATTCCAAACTAAGTTTGCAGAGCAAAAAAATAAGATGATCGCTAAGCAATTAGAGGTTGGCATTTGGCAAGGTGATACTGATTCAGCTAGCGAAAACTTAAAGCGTTTCAATGGTTTAATCAAGTTAATCGATGCTGGTTCTCCGGTTGATGCTAACGTATCTGGTTTTGTATCTGGTGCGCCTATTTCTACTTTGACTCAAAATAACATTGTATCTGCTTTACAAGGTGTATACAAAGCTATCCCAGTTGAAATTGTAGACGCTGACGATTTACATATTTTCGTTGGACATGATGCTTACAGATTAGCAGTTTTAGCTTACCAAGCATTAAACCTTTACAACTACCAAATTGATGCTGATTCTAATGGTATGTTTGTTATCCCAGGAACTAACGCTAAGTTAGTAGCGGTTAACGGATTGAACGGAACTGGTGACATGTACGCTACAACTTTGTCTAACATTGCTATGGCGTTTGACTTAGAAGCAGAAGAAGATAATTACACTATCTGGTATTCTAAAGACAACAACGAAGTTCGTTATAGAGTAGCATTTAAATTAGGGGTTAACGTAGCTTACACACAATTCTGTGTTAAGTTCAAGTCAACTATCTAATTTTATAAATAACCAAAGAAAGGCGGTGCAATAAACGCCGCCTTTTTTTTAAACTTTTTTTTATGCCATGTGCAATAACTAGCGGATATACAATCGATTGCCGCGAAAACATAGGAGGATTGAAAGCAGTATTTATTGCCGAGTTTGGCAATATTTCTGGCGTTACAGAGGTAAGCGGTTTAGTTACCGGCATTACTAAAGTAGCTGGTAAGCGTTTCTACAAGTTTGAGGTGCCTCGTGCTACCGCAAATACTAGTTCTAATGCTACTGGATCGGAAGAAAATGGATCATTATTTTATACACACCAAGTAGTATTACCTTTAAATAAAAGGGATAGCACTACCGCTAACGTGGTACGTACTTTAGCTAAAGCTAAATTAATGGTTGTAACCTTAGACATGGATGGCAACTACCGCATGTTTGGTAAGGGTAACGGCCTTTACTTAGCTTCTACCGAGAATGGTAGTGGTACTGCGGCGGGTGATCGTAACGGATACAATATTACCTTGACTGGCGTTGAGCCGGATGATTTCTTACAAGTGTCTAATGCAGTAGGCTTGGCGCTTGAGACTGCTGGGTAATTCTACCTAAGTAGTATTTAATTATGCCCTACCTACTTTGTGTGGGTAGGGTTTTTTAATTTATAACAAATGTTACATATATATAAAGGGACGAATAATAATTTAATATTTACGGGCTTAGAATTGGCGACATTAACTAACCCATATTATTTATTTATTTTCACTAGTGCTACCGAAGAAAATGTTATATTTGTAGGGACTAATATTAGCACCGATGATAGGTATCAAAAAGTCTTAGTTTTGAATAGTGTTTTTATTAATAAAGAAAGCGGGACTTGGCGTTACAGAATAAGAGAACAAGCAAGTCCAACTAACACCAATGAGGCCTTAAGTGGTAATATAGTTGAAGAAGGTTTTATGTATTTGCATGATGCAACTGCATTCCAACCGGTACAATATAACCAACAAGATAACGAATTTAAAACTTACAATGGTGAATAAAGCATATAACATTATAAACGTCCAATTTGACCAAGCACAACAGCCTAGATTTGAAGAAAAGAAAGGCCGTAACTACGTCGAATTTGGCGAACGAAACAATTACCCAAACTACTTAATTGACCTATTTGGCGAAAGTCCAAAGCACGGCGCAATTGTTAAAGGTAAAGTTAACTACATTTTTGGCAAAGGTTTTGAGGATATTACTCAAAAAGCTAACACCCAAGGCGAGACCTGGAACCAAATTTTAAAGCGCTCTATTTTAGATGATGAATTACATGGCGGATTTTACTTGCAAATTATTTATAATGCGCTAGGTAAAATTAAAGATGTATTCCATATCGAGTTCCAAAAGGTGCGTGCTAACAAAGAACTAAATTGTTTCTATGTTAAAAACGACTGGACTGCTAGCGACTTTAAAGAAAAAGCGCGCGAATACCCAGCCTTTAATTTAAGTGATCCAACCGGATCGCAAATATTATTTGTAAAGCAGTACAACCCTAAAAGCGATGTATATCCTTTACCAAGTTACTTCCAAGGTTTAAACTACATTGAGAGTGATATTCAAGTAAGCCGCCATATTTTAGGCAATGCAAAGCATAATTTTGTCGCTACTAAGTTAATCAATTTTAATAACGGCCTACCTCAAGAAGAAGAGCAAGAAGAAGTAGAACGCGATTTAAAGAATAAGTTTGCTAACCATGACGGCGACCGCGTTGTAATAGCGTTTAACCCTAGTAGGGAAAACGCCGTTGATATTGTAAGCCTTGGCGAAACAAGTTTAACAAAAGAGGACTTTACAAATGTCAACAATTTGATTATGCAAGAAATATTTTCTTGCCATCAAGTTACAAGCCCGATGTTATTTGGTATCAAAACCGAAGGACAATTGGGTGGCCGTAGCGAAATTAGAGACGCTTACCAAATTTTTCAAAATACATACGTTAACGAGCGCCAGCAAGAACACGAGCAAACTTTTAGTAAGCTTATGAATTTAGCCGGTATCGAAGGCGAGCATAAGATAGTACCAGTTGAGCCGTTAAGCTTTGAATTTAGCGAAGCCGTAATGAGCGCAAACATGACGCGTGATGAAATTAGAGAGAAGCTAGGCTTACAAAGTGAAGTGGCAAAAGATGCAAGCGGTGCGCCGGTGGTGCAGCCAGTGCAAGCAAATGCAACTTTAACTAACTTAAGCGGACGCCAGCACCAAAACGTTATGCGCATAGTAAGACAGTTTGCGAATGGTAAGATTAACAAGGCGCAAGCAAGCTTAATGCTTAAGAATGGTTTTGGATTTACCGACGCGGACGTTGATACATTCTTAGGCGTGGACGAAGATCCGGCAACGGAGCAAGCATTCGCTAGCATGCAAGACGAATTATTACTTAATGAGTTTGCAGCATGCGGAGACGATGTTAATGACTTTGAAGTAATAGAAACCCACGAAGCTAGAAACTACGAAAAGTTTGCCGACGAGGAAATTAACGTACTTAAAGCAAACGTGCTTGATTTAATAAGCAAAGACAAACGTGTAACGCCGGAGGTTATGGCCAAGGTGCTTAACAAAAGCGTCGAGCAAATAGATAACGCACTAGAGGCGCTAAAGATTGAGGGGTACTTAGTCCAAACCGGTATGGAAATAAGTATTTTAGCCCCTAATTATACACCGGTTGTAAGAAAGTTAACCGAGCCACTAAAGAAGATTCCAGGTGGCGACAAGGCAACTAAGACCGAGGTGCTTTTAAGATATACTTACCAAGGGCCGGAAGATAGTAAGAATAGACCATTTTGTGCGCGCATGTTACAACTAGCTAAAACAAAGCTTTGGAGCCGTAGCGACATAGAAAACATAAGCGAGCGTTTAGGCTACTCGGTATGGGATAGGAGAGGCGGTTGGTTTACGGAGCCTAACGGCAACCATAGACCTTATTGCAGACATAGATGGGATGTTAAAATAGTAACACGTAAAAAATAAACAATGAGTTTAAACATACTTTTCATAAACGAGACTTTAATTAAAAGCCGCACCGCAATAAGTGACGCCATAGATGGCAAGCAAATAAAGCCAACAATTAAGCTAGCGCAAGATAAATACATTTTGCCGGCTTTAGGTAGTGGGCTTTATAATAGACTACAAGCCGGTATTGATGCCAACAACTTAACCGCTAACGAAAAACTTTTGCTTGATGATTACGTTACCGATGCTTTGCTTTGGTTTACAATTGGTGAAATGGTAATAGCTACAAGCTACCAATTCTTTAGCAAAGGCGTATTGCAAAAGGGCGCGGAAGAAAGTAATAACCCTAGCAAGGGCCAGCTTGAATTACTAGAGCGTAAGTATATGTCAAACGGCGAGTTTTATAAGCAACGTTTAATTGATTACCTACGTGAAAATACAGAACTTTATTTTGAATACTTAGACTACGGAAGTGGGTTTGATGCCATTGCACCGCAAGTGCAAGCGTACACCTCACCAATATTTTTGGGTAAGCGTAGTACTAGAAGACGTGTCAGCAATTTAGATTTACCATATCCTTATAATTATGAAGGTACGCAGTTATAAACGCGAGTTCTTAGACAAAGTAAAACAAAAATTCAATGACCTACAACCAAGTAATAAAGACAATAAAAGCAATCCTAGGGAGCCACGCAATGATAAAGAGCGTAAAGGCGGCGACACCAAGGGAATGGCTTTTCGAGGATAGCCAGCCGGTTTTTCCCGTTGCTTGCTTTGCCATGAATAGCGGAAGCTTAAACGTAGGCCGTGAGCAAGTATATAACTTGTCTTTGTGGTTTTTAGATAAGGCCGGCATGGAGCGTGAGTTCGAGGATGACGTGGCATCGGATCAATTACAAATATGCGCGGACATTATAAGCGAACTACGTAACGGAGCCAACAACTGGATAATAGACGACAATATTACTTATAGTTTAATTAGTGATAAGTTTGAAGATTATTTAGCCGGTGTTGAAATTAGTTTTAACATGACAACATTTTCGGATTTTGATGCATGTGATATACCTTTAAATTAATAACAATAATGAGTACATATATACAACGATTTGCAAATATTAACGGCGTAACCGATACGCAAAGCACATGGCTACAAGCTATATGCGAGGCTAATGGTATTATGAATCCGGTTAACGGAACCTGGATTGAGGCCTTGGCACGATTTGAAGGTGCAACGGATGCTTACAACGGAACGTGGGCCGAGGCTTTAGTGCATGAAATGGGATTGACTTTAAATGGAACGTGGATGCAAACTTTAGCCGAGCAAGGTTTAATTAATTTAGTTGAGGCTACTAATTACCAAACTAGGGTAGTTGCAGCCGGTGGAGTTGTTGAAGGGTTAACATGTTTTACAAACAAAATAAGATTTTTATTATATCATTAAAATAAATAAACTATGGCATCTTTTTACGATAGCGCATCAATTATAACAATCCCTAGCGGATATAAAGCCGGCACCTTGTATAGTGCCAAGCCAACCGATGGCACCGGTGATATGGCGTTTACTAGAACTGGCGACACCGCAACCAGAGTTAATAGCGCCGGTATTATTGAAAGGTGTATTACTAACGCTGCTTTACAATCAAATAACTTTAGTAGTGGAAGCTGGGCTAAGTCAAACGTAACTATTGCTGGTAGTATTGCGGATCCAAATGGTGGAACTACCGCATTTTCTATGGCGGGAACTTCTGCGACTTCAAATTCTAAAAATATTGCTCAATTTCCTTTTGCAGTTGTTAATCAGCCAAAAACACTTTCTATTTATGCTAAGGCAAATACACATTCTTTTATACAAATAAGAAATTCGGATCCTACAAACTTTTCAAATTTTGATTTAACTACTGGTACTTTTTCTGGTGGTACCGCACTTGCAAGAATGACAAGTATTGGTGGTGGTTGGTATAGATGTTCAATTTCATATACAAGTTCGGCTACTGGATATGTCTTGCATTTAGTTGATTCTTTAGCAGCAGCGCATGGAGCTAGTTCAACAACAACAAATTCAGTTTACATTTGGCGCGCGCAAGCAGAAAGCGAAGATATACCTACAAATTATATCGATACCACAACCTCCGCGGTTACGCAAGGGCCGGTTACAAACCTACCACGTTTAGACTATTTTGGTAGCACATGCCCTCAATTATTAATGGAGCCGACAAGGACGAATTTAACGACATATTCTCAAATGTTTGATGCTAGTATATGGACTAAAGATGCTGCATCTGTTAGTGGCAATGTTTTAGTAAGTCCAGATGGATACACTAATGCCGATTTATTAGTTGAAGATTCATCACTAGGCAACCACAGAGTATTTAGGTCTATTCCATACGTATCTGGGACAACTTATGCTGCAAGTTGTTTTATAAAGCAAGGTTCTGGAACTAGAAGAATAATATTTTTTTATGGTTCCACCGCTTTTGGATCAAATTTGATGGTAAATTTTAATATTCAAACCGGAGTAGTTACAACAAGTTCGGGATCTATTACTGGTAAATTAGAAAATTATGGAAATGGTTGGTATCGTTGTACTGCTATTGCCACTGCTACCATTACTGCTACTACAGCATTTGGTATATATTTAAGACAAACCGATGCAGCTACTTCGGCTACTTACACTGGAGACGGAACTTCTAGTATGTACCTTTGGGGCGCACAACTTGAAGCCGGCGCGTACGCTACAAGTTATATCCCAACAACCGCGGCGACTGTTACTAGGAATGCGGATGTATGTGCAAAGGCTTCAATATCTAGCTTAATAGGTCAAACAGAAGGAACATTGTTTGTTCAGTTTAATTATAAAGGAACTCAAGATGGTTATATAGGAATTAATGATGGAACTGCTGGTAATAGAGTAATTATTGGAACACAAATTGCAAATAAAAATATAAGATTATTAATTGATACTTTAAGCGTAAATCAAACACTTATTACAAGTGCATCAAATATTTTAGTTCCAGGTAATGTTTATAAAATGGCAGTAGCTTATAATAATAATGATATTGCTTTATATCTTAATGGAGCTTTAATTGGAACGGATTCTACTGCTTCAATTCCAGCTACTACTAGATTTGAATATTCAGCTTTAACATCAAACATAGTTTTTGCAGAACCAGTATTACAAACCTTAGTTTTCAAAACACGTTTATCAAACGCAGATTTAGCAACCCTTACAACTTTATAATATGCAATTTAGAAAATACGAAATGACCGAAGCCACATGGTCAACTTTAAAAGAAACAATGCCGGAAGGTACCATCGCAATTGAACTAGGTTTTCTAGATGAAAACTTAGCCCAAATGTATAGCATCGATATTATATGGCCGGACAAAGAAATGTCTACCTTTAGCAAATACAAGGTGTGGCCGGAGCCGATGGGTTACCATTCATTCGGGTACGATATCGACCTAGATTATATTAACGCTTATAACAACCGATAATGACGCAAGATTCAAGTCAAGCTTTAATTAACACCGGCGTCTCAATGACCGCCGCAACGCTAACAATTACGCAAGTGCAACCAATTATAACAATGGTTGCCGGTTTGGTGGCAATAGTATCGGGTATCATGGCCATACGTTATTACTATAAAGTAAGTAAAAAATATGACTAGGTTTGCGCTTGTCATATCATTAATAGTAATAGCGCTGCTTTTAAGCAAATCTTACAAGGTAAGCGATCCTATAATTATAACAACCATCGACACGCTTAAGGTTAAGCACGACTCGCTTATATATCGTAAAGGCAAAGATATCCGAAAAGACACGATTATATACGATACCATATCCGTAAGCACAGCAGTTGACACCAACGCGATACTTAAAGAGTATTTCGCTAAGCATATTTATAAGGACACAATAAGCATACAAGACGGCACCATTGCCATTACCGACACGATTAGCAAGAACGCTATCTTTGGCCGTTCGGTAAGTGCAAGCATTACTCACAAAATTATTAAAGAGGTGCGCGAGCTTCGCATACCTTACCAACCTAAAGGCGAACTTTATATAGGCGGCAACGCTACAACTAAAGGAACTTTAGGAGCGGGCCTTATTTATAAGACGCCTTATAAAGGACAAATCCAGCTAAACATAAACACAAACAAAGAATTTCAAATAGGATATTTTAAAAAGATACTATGACACTACCAATGACATTTAAAGAGTTTGCCAAGAACCCAATAGTTGCGACGCTATTTTTAGTATTGCTTGCAATATCATATTTATACATTGACGTCCGTACTACTTTTAAAGACCAGATAACAACGCAAAACGTAAAGGTCGAAAAGCTAGATGATAAGGTTGACGTTATGCAAGTGGCCTTAAGAAGATGTGACTCATCATTGGCTGCGGCAACGGCTAAACTTAGCACACTTGAAAGCCTAGGCAAAATTCAAAATATTAAGTAATGA